AATTCTCCAGCATCCTTTTCTTGGAAGTCTATGAGTTTTATAGTTGGAATATATTTTGAGTATTTTTCATATATTTTTAAAGCATCGGTTTTAGCATCATTATCCAACGCAATACTTATTTCAGTTAGTTCACCACTTGCTACTTTATTTTTTAACTCAACATCTAATTTCTTTGAAACAAACTTACCAAACAAAGGAATAGCATTTCTTTTTAATGATATTGCATCAAACATTCCTTCGCATAAGGTAACCGGTTCACTCCAATCAATTTGATTTTCTAAAGCAATAATATTTTTACTTACCGGTGGGTTTTTATATTTCTGTTTACTATCAGCATGAATGTGTCTAGCTATAAAATAATTCAAACGATTATCCCTATCATAAGATGGAATAATAATTCTATCCTTATATAAACCTTCCGTTGTAAACCCAATATTATATTTAATTATTTCCCGTTTCCCTATCCCTCTGCTCTTTAAATAAGCAATAGCATGTGATTGTTCTATATTGAATATATCGTTCTTTAAATCCAAAGCTGACGTGAAACCTGGCGGTAAAGCTAGGTAGGCTTGGTTTTCATCTTTATCTTCTTCGTATGCATCCCACATTTCCAAAAATTGTTCATTTAAGGATTTGTTAGAAGACATAGCTGATTTCAATTTAGTATGTGATTCACCCCACAATTCTTGCGAATCATCTGGACTCATACCAATCTTCTTTGCCAAATAAATTATATTACCACCTGCATTACATACCCAACAATGGAACTTATTAGTTTTTGTGTTGATTTGTAGTTTTGGTTTGTGATGATGACAAAAAGGACAATGAAAAGCGTGCTCATCTTTTTTGAGTGTGTATGATGAACCTAAATACTTTTGAAAAAGACTTATTACTTGCATAAGTCAAATATACGAAATTATTTTTACAATTCCTAATTTATTTACTCATTTATCCAAGAATCTGGAATAAGTTTATCGGCATACTTAAACCCATTTTTTATACACCAATCGGCATATGTAGTTTTAGATGCTTTACTAATTTTGTTTTTAGATGATGTGAATACAAAACGAATATCCAAATTAGGATGTTGTTGTTTGATTAACAAGTGTTTCTTCCTATCGGACAATACAAATCTACCTTTGGTTTCCACTATAATACCATTGGGTAATTTAAAATCAGGAAGATATTTGTGATTTGTAGCTGGAACTATATATGGAATTATATTATCTTTACTTTCGTATTGAGTAACTATTCCATTAGATGTGAGTTGGTTAGATACTACCTCTTCCAACCCACTTCTAAATCCATTTTTTATTGCTGTACCTTTGTAACTTTTCTTTTTAGCCAAAACCTTTTTATTTTTTTACTCCTGTAGAATATTTAGTTCCAATTGGATATGTTGATTTTTCAACGGAATGAGTTCTAACTGCATTTAATATTTTATCTGAAACATTCATATCAGATTTTTCTTTAGTAGCCTTACGTGTAAACCCACCAACTACTACTTCGCCTTCGATTATTGTTTTAATAAAATCAACTGCTTGCTTATCTGCGTCTTTTGCACTTTCACCACTTCTTCCACCGAATGTTGTGTTTTTTTCGTATGTATCTAAAATACTACCTTTCCACGATACTGATGCCATAATTATTGTTCTCCTTTTATATAATATAAATATATAGTATTATTTTTTAAGTATCTATTCTAACAATAAAGTTCACTGGAAAATCTGGTAATGATTTTATTGGGTTTCCCAACTTTGCCACTGCTACCATATCCATATTATCATCATACAAACCTATTGTTGTAATGTATGGTGCAAGATACGAACCAGTTTGGTCTATTGAAGATGAAATTTCATAATCACCAAATCCACCTTTAATTGAACTACTATACATTGATGATATATTGTAATCTAAAACAGTTCCGTTTGTTAGCGTACTTTTCTTTTTAATAAACTTTTCTCCATCAATACGAATTGATTGTGTGTATATATTTGGGTTAGTAGATATAGAACTAAAATCAAAAATTGAAGCAGTTGTACTACTACCACCAATTTCTACAATAGCAGTTGGGTTTGTTGAGACATTAAATTCATCTTCACCAACGGTTACATATATTTCGTTTTCATATATCGTATTTGTACCTTTATATTCTAATTTAAAATTAGTAACTTCTACACTAAAATCTGTACTCTTTGTTAATGTAATAATACCATGTTCATAACTAACATTACCAACAACATTTTTTGCATATTTGAATTGAGTTAAATTTGATTCAGTTTCAACTTGTCCTATATCATATAGTTCCGGGTCACTTCCATCGCCTGAACCTGTTGATAATTTAAATACTATAAATCCACTATCACCTAAATCTGTTTCAACTACCAAAATTTGAGTATCGGCATCAAATGAAACAATTACTAAATCAATAACATTTCCAACACCATCCTTAATTTGAAATTGGGATGTTTGTAGATTTAAAATCAATACATCAAATATTTCTTTATTACTTAATAGATTACCATAACCATCATCAACTATTAATTTAGGTGAGGCGGTTGCTAAACTATCAACATCCGTTAATGTTATTGATTTTGGTTTTATTTCTTCACCATAATGATTTTGTGGTATTGTAAAGACAACGCATTTACTACCAATTACACGTTTACCATATGTAGTTGTATCGGTTACATAATCTGCAATTTCTCTACCATATGTTCTTAATGGATTGTAGATTTGGTCATAATACATTCTGTGTATTTGATGCCATAGTGAATGTAAAAATAAATCACCTTCGGATAGTGCATCGGCAGTAGCATATTTGTTTTCTGCTAAATATCTATTGTAACCACTACCACTATCTGCATTGGTTGCAGTATATGATTTGTAGACCTTAAATGGTCTTATACTAATATCACTTTTGGGTATTTTCTTCATCTATAATAAATATAAGAAAAAGAAAAACCCACCTTTTTGGGATGGGTTCAACTTTTATAGTTTGTTTAGATTAGAAATCTAATTTAACTTTTAATACCAATTCTTTTGAGAATGATTTTTCAATTGGTTTAGATGTTTTTGCAATTGCTAACAATTCGTTTGCATCGTTGTAAAGACCGATTGAAGTTATATAAGCCTTCGGGTCTGTTTTGAAAGTATCTTGATAGAATGCTCCTTGTGAACCTGTTGTGTAGGTTGGGTTGTTTGAGTAGTTAAACTCTCTGTTAAATACTCTTACAAAGTAATGTGATGTAGAAACATTTTCAGTTCTCCTTGCATCAAAATCTGCACCACCGCTAATTGCGTTGAATATACGCTTGTGGTTGTATTCATAAGAAATTAAAGAACCAGATGGTGTTAATCCACTACCAACGGTAGATGCCAATGCAGTTGGGTTAAGAACAATAATACCTTGTTCTGGATAAAATTTACCAAAACCTTGTCCGTTTGAAGCAGTGGTTGTAGTTATTGTTGCTGCGTTATTTGTTCCTAAATTTAAATCGCCTTTAACAATATCAAATTCTCTAACACCATAATTAGTTTGGTAATCAAATTTTTGTCCACTATTATCAATAAATGTATGTACTCCGTTTGAACCTGATAATATTAATGAGATGTTACCTGCATCCATTCTTTCTCTATATCTTGCACGAGAAACATTTATAATATAAATGTCATCACTTTCATAATATGGGTCAGCCGATGATGTAATAAATTGAAATTTAGAAACACCACTATTCAACAATAAAGAACGATATTGAACGTATGTTGCTAATGTTGGTAAAGTTGAATTTGGGTCTGCTGCTAAATTAGGAGCTCCTGCACCACTAATGTGTCCATAAGATACTGCAAACTCAACTTCTGCCGAAGCAGTTGTTGCACTCCCATAAACATTATAGTAATACTCATCCGTTGCTGAACCACTTTGTCCTGCTACTGCTGGTGTAGAACCTGTGAAAAATGTACTTAATTGACCATTTCCACTGCTCCACAAACCAGTTGTTACAATTTCATTCTGTGCAGTTACAATATCAGTTGTATTGAATTGCTTGTAGATTGAGTTTGTAACAACACCAGTTTCAGTTACTAACTGCTCACCAGTTGTTAAATATCTATTAATGATACCAGCTAATTGTGTTGTATCTAATGCTCCATTAGCTGTTTGCTTCTGTGCATTTAAATACGATGCAATATCGTTGATAAGTTGGGTACCTGTATTTTGTCCTAAAGTTGCCATATTGTTTTATTATCCAATTTTATTATACAGGTGTTACATAGGTTACTGTAACTGGAATTGTTACTGAACCACCTGTCTCGTTTCCAAATATTGTTATTGTTGTAGAAACATTTGATGTTAATGAACTATTAGGTATGAAAGAGAAAGTTAAACCCTTTGCAACTTCTGCGGTTGTTGTAATATTTGAACCCAAAAAAGTTGTTGTAGTTGTATTTGCACTTGTCAAACCTTCACCAATAAGAGAACCTGCGTTTTTGTTAGCCAAAATTGCAGTATAACCAGCATTCTTATTTCCAGATGGAGATGTTGTTGGTGTTATTGGGAAAGTACCCGATGTTGTTTTTGATGTGATTATAGTTACATTCAAAGAAACCTGTGGTATTTTTGTAGTATTTTTTGGTAAAGTAACCAACTTATACTTTAATACTTGAGTTTCATCTGGTGATGCTTCTAAAATAGGAGTTGCTTTGATTGATGCATCATAGTAAGCAGAACCCTTTGGGTGTGCTGCATCATATAAAGCATAATCAATTTCATCATCACCCAAAGCAAATTGACTAATGTTTAATGATTGTCCAGATGCCAATTTCTCTCTACCTTTTTTGGTAAGAATTGCATCTACGGTAATTGTTGTATTATCAAGGTATCCCATAATTGTTTTTTAATATCTAATATAAATATATAATATAAAATTTTTTACTTTTTTTTCACTTTTATTAATCAACAACCAATATCGGTTCGTTGTTAGGTCTTCCATTCTCATTAACACGTAGGATAGTAGGATTAGATACGAACTCTTCAACTGCGGCTCTACCATCAATAGTA